TATTTTAACCTTTAAAATAATGGTACTACTCTACCTCTAATATCTTGGTCTGGATATTTTACTTCAAATATAGATGGGTCTTTTGGTGGGTAAACCACACCATTTCGTGTAGCTCCCTTGACATCGTATCTTTTATTTGAATATGTTCCACCATACTTGTTAGTAACTTGTAAACCACCTACACCATCTTTATCAGGTCTCACGACACTTTGTACGCCATCTACCTCATCTAACATTACATAAAGGTCTGATAATAATATTGGTTGATTAATACTTCTTTTTTCTATTTTAAAATAGTCTCTTAATTTTGCTATACATTTAAGTAATATGTCATTTGAATTATAGTTTGGTTTAACAACTATTTCAAAGTCAACTGCTATATTTACAATGTACCCATCTTTAATGTTGATTGCGTCTGTTAGGATTCTATAATAAGATAAATAATTTCTTAGGTTTTGTTTAGTAGCCGCATTTATAGTTGTCAGTTTTTTATTTGCGTCATAACCTAAACAATAAAAGTTTATCGCTAATGGATTTACAACAAGTTCGTTTGTTAGTGGACCATCATCAAGTGGTGTTTTAATTTGAAAGTCAGGCGCTACAAACGCTTTTGCTACCGAACCAAATTGTGGTGGCATTGC